AAGCCAAGGGCAAGACCATCCTCGACGCCCTCAAGGGCAAGTAAGCCGTGCGCCCGCTCCTGGTCATCGCCGTCTTGGCCCTGACCGGGTGCAGCCTGTTCGGCCCGAAGAAGCCGGACGCCCTCCCCGCCGCCATCCCCGCCGCGAAGGCGCCGGACCTGTCCGCCGTCGGTTCGACCCTCGACGTCATCGACTCCCGCGTGGCCGCCGCCGTGACCGTGGCCCGTGAGGCGAACACCGCCGGGAAGCCCGCCGTCGTGGAGTCTGAGCTCTCCGTCGCGTCGTCCTTCCTGCCGAGCCCGACCGAAGGCGACCTCGCCTACGCCCGTCAACGCTCCGAGAAGGCCACCCCCGCCGAATATGAGAAGCAGCGGGCCAAGGCCGCCGAGAAGCAGAAGGCCGCCGAGCAGGCTTGGCAGACCCTCGAAGCCCAGGTCGCCGCGAGCAAGGCCGCCCTCGCCGCCCGTGACAAGCGCATCGAGGAGCTGACCGCCGAGGTCGACCGCATCAGGCAGGAAGCCTCCAATGACATCTGGACCATGACGGGTGCCGCTCTCGCCGTGATTGGTGCGCTCACGACCGCCTTCATGGGACCGAAAGTCGGCATCCCCCTGCTCCTCTGCGGGGGCTTCTGCGGAGCCGTCCCGTTCATCATCGACTCCGAGTATTTTGAATACATCGCCGCCGGCACGATGATCGTCTCCGCCGGCCTCGGCCTATGGTGGCTGGCTGACAAGGTGCGCGACTCGGTCAACGAACCCCCCTCCAATGACGAAGCGTCGAAAAAAGAGTAAGGTGGTCTACGTCAAACTGGGCCGGCAGCGAGCCTGGGGTCAGGCGACCATCGGCGAAGGGCTGATCGAGATTGACCCCCGCCTCGGTGCCAAGCGTCAGTTGGAAGTCCTCTGCCATGAGCAGGTCCACCTGACCTTCCCCGAGATGTCCGAAGCCCAGGTCGACCGCGCAGGCAAAGACCTCGCCGCCGTCCTATGGGATCAGAACTACCGCCGAGTCCTCCTTAACCCCAATTCCAATCCCCCTAAGATTTCGTGAGCGCAGCCCTCCCCCCTACCCCTGACGACATCCCCGTCTCCCTGCGTGACGTCGGCTTCGGCATCCTGATTGGCTCGGCCTCATGGCTGGTTCGCTACTTCTGCTCGACGGAGAGGCACAGCCTCGGCTACATCGCCCGTCGCACGGCCATAGCCGGACTGACCTCCCTGCTGGTCGGGCTGGCTACCCAGTCCTATTTCAGCAATATCGGCCTTGGATATGCCGCCGCCGGCATGGCGGGGTACGCAAGCCCTGAATTGGTCGACTACGCCCTTTCTAGGCTCCGCAAGGGTAAGTAGTCGCCCCAGACCCTGAAAGCCCCGCCACGGGCTTCCTAGGGGGTCAGGACTACTCGTACTTCGTCCCCTGATAGTACAGGGCCGCACCGACCTTCCGAGGCTCCATGATGCCGTTGGTCACCATGGCCTTGATGAGGGACTCCGCCTGGTCTCGGTTCAACTTGTGGTCGGAGACCAGTTCCTCGATCAAAGCCCCCCGGCTGACCTTGGGCTTGGACTCAAAGTGCCGGAACTGCTGGCCGACCTTGAGCAGCTCGAAACCGCCGGCCAAGGGGGCGACCTCCCAGAACACCCGGTCGTCGGCGTGTTTGAGTTTCAGGGTCAGGGTAGGCTTGCCGTCGGGGGTACGCATCCCGGCCTCCTTGCCGCGCTTGGACAGCATGAAGGAGAACACCGGCTGGTCCTTGGACTCCCGGCGGATGTTCAGGACGGCTCGCACATAATTCACAAGTTCCGCTCCCCCCGTACCGCTGTACATGATGTCGGAGAAGGTCTGGCCGTCCGTGACCTCCTTGGCCTTCGGCTTGCCTTCGTGGTGGATCAGGATGGCGATGCACCCCGTCTCCTTGAGCATCGGCTCCAGCAGCCCACGGCAGAAGTTCGTGACGTCGACGTTGTCATTGATGTTCCCGCCGATGTAAGCCATCAATGGGTCCAGCACGATGACGTCCAGTTTGTGCCGGACGATGATCTTGCGGGCGAGCTGGATGATGTCGTTCCCGCGCTTGGACGATTCGTTGAAGAAGTGCAGGTTCTGCCTGACCATGGCCTTCTCGTCGTTGTTCAACCTCATGCCCGACATGACGCCTTGGAAGGACTGGGCCATGTCGCCGACATCGCCCTCGGCCTGGAGGACGCCCATCTTCAGCGGGTGCTTCGCCGGGATGCCGAACAACTCCCGTCCGCAAGCCCATGACATGGCCATCTGCATGGCGAAGGAAGACTTGCCGATGCCGGACTGCGCGGTGATGAGCAGCGAGCCGCCCTTCTGCAACCAGCGTCCGTGGCCGATGACCGTGTTCGGGTCGTTCAGGACGTCGTAGTTCTCAAGGACGTCGGTCGTGACCTCCTCGGGAAAGTCCTGACCCTCCCGCCAGACGATGAACTCGTCCCAGTCCGAAGCCCCGACCTTGAAGGCGACGATCTTCTGCTCGTTCTCGCCGCGCATGACGCCCCCCAGCCGGCTCCAGCGGGAAGGGTTCTTGTTCTGGGGGTCAGGCTCATGGTCGGCCAGATAGTCGTACACCGTGTTGCGGCGTTCCTCCCATTGCTCCTTGGTCTCGGCGTCGACCCGCACCCAGGCGTGAACCGACTTGCCGCCCGAGTCGACGAGCAGGCTGATGGGCAGGTTCGACTGTTGGAAGATGGCCACCTGCTCGTCCTTCGGCTTCTTGTCGAACTCGACCAGCACATGGCGGTATGCGGACACCGCACCGTCCGTACCCGTGAAGTCGTCAGGGGTGAAGGGGTTAATCCGAATCCATGCCCCGGACTCCGAGGCGGCGAACTTGCCGGCACCGACGGCACCGGGGCCGAAGAACTTGGTGATCCACTCGGCGCGGGTAAGGAACAGACCCTTCGACGCCGGGAACCACTTGCCGTCCTCGGTCTGGCCAGCCTCGTTCGTGATGCAGATGACGTCCTCGTCCTTGAAGCAGTTCAGCAGCACGTCGGCCGTCGTGAACGGCGTCTGGGCGTCGGCCAGCTCGGCCACCCGAGTAGGGTCGAAGACGAAGCGGCCGTTCGCGCCGACCCGACGCTCCCTGCCGGCGACGAGCCAGCCCTTCTGGCGTTCGTGCGGCTTGACGTAGGCGTCGTTCAACTTGTGACGCAGTTCCTTCTCGCTCCACGGGGGCGAGCAACGGGCGTTGAACTCCTGAAGCAACGCCCAGGCGTCCGACCACGGCAGGTCGAACCCGTTGGCGAGGATGCTGGCGGCGCGGTAGGTGGCGGGGTGTCCGCCTTGGCCGGCGACGGCGGCAGGCAGTTTGGCGAGATAGGCTCTCGCCCCGGAAATGCGATCTTCGGTGGTCATGGTGGCAAAATCTTTATCCCCCTGCCCCAATACGGCGTCAACCGTAAAAGTATTTCATCTGGATACGCTTGCCGTCAAAATAGCGTAACTTGACCTGCTTCAGCTCGCCGGCCTTGACCAGTTCCAGCACCCATTCCCGGGCCGTCGTGCGGTGGACATTCCATTCCTTCTTCAATTGATCCAAGTCTTTGAATCCTTTGGGAACCTCATCGGCTCCCTTTGACCTTATTTTCCAAAGTTTCTTCAGGACGTCTTCGGTCTTCATACGGGTAAAATCCATTCGTCTTGGCCGTGAGGCTGCTCATGCACCCACGGGATGAGTTTCTCGTCGGTATAGTAACCGAAAACCATTCCCTGCGACCAGGCGAACGTGGCCCTGCGCGTGTTGGCATAATCCATAGCCCCCCGGCGGGTCAGGGTGCCGACGCTGATGCCCGTCGGGGTGTCGTCCCGTCGCCCGGTCATGCGACCGACCTTGTGGGTATGGGCGAAGATCACGTTGCCGTACATCTCGGCCATGTCCCGAGGTGCGTTCTCCCCGAAGACGGTCCCGTGGGTGAACTTGTAATTGGCCAACTGGAACGCCTGCCAGATGCCCGTGTACTCGACGAAGAGGGCTTTCCGCTTCCGGCAATGTTCGGTGATGTCGTTGATGAGACGCAGGGCGTAGCCGGAATAGATTTCGTCGTCCGAGGCCGCTTCGCGCCAGAGCCTGACCTCATGGTTGCCGGCCAGCACGACGTTCGGGCG